ACTCGCTGTCTCAGATTTCTTTTGACTTACAGAGAAATCTAATTAAGCATTTTGATTTAGAGGTACATAAAGACAATGCGAAAGACAAAGTTATTGAGCTTAGCAATGGCTCGACAGTTCGAATGGGTTCTGTAAACCAGGTTGATTCTTGTGTGGGCCGTAGTTACGATTTAATTATTTTTGACGAAGCGGCGTTGGCAGACGGACGCGATGCGTTTAATGTAGCTTTACGTCCTACTCTTGATAAAGATAATTCAAAAGCAATCTTTATCTCTACTCCTCGAGGCAGGAACAACTGGTTTGCAGAATTCTTTGACAGGGGGTTTAGTGATGAATTCCCTGAATGGTGTTCCATAAAAGCAACTTATAAAGATAATCCTCGTATGTCAGAGTTAGACATACAGGAAGCTAAAAAATCAATGTCCGAAGCTGAGTTCAGGCAAGAGTATGAAGCAGACTTTAATACTTACGAAGGCCAGATTTGGAACTTTGACCATGAAAAATGTGTAACAAACGTAGAAAGTCTTGAAACTAAACGTATGGATGTATTCGCAGGTCTTGACGTAGGTTATCGTGACCCAACAGCCTTTTGTGTTATAGGCTATGACTGGGATGAAGAATTGTACTATGTACTGGATGAGTACTTAGACGCAGAAAGAACAACAGAACAACACGCAAATGAGATTCGGAATTTGATTGATAAATGGGATATTGACTATATCTACATTGATTCCGCAGCGCAGCAAACTCGATTCGACTTTGCACAAAATTATGATATTAGCACTATTAATGCAAAGAAATCAGTACTAGATGGAATTGCACAAGTTGCTTCAATAGTTGACAATGATAAGCTACATGTTGACCAGAGGGCACTCGAAACTTTAGCTTGTCTAGATCAATATCAATGGGACCCGAATCCAAATTTAGCAAAAGAAAAACCAAGACATAATCGAGCATCGCATATGGCAGATGCATTACGATATGCTTTATACTCGTTCGAAACTAGCAACAGCGGGTTCTAAAGATACCTGCAAAAAATAGTATTTGACAATTTATCTTACAAGGGCTATAATTCAAAATGAAAAAGCTAAAAAGAGATCCAGTAAAATATATAAGGGATCGAGCTAAATCAAAGTATGAAAAGGGTACAGAATGCTACATTTGTGGCGCTGATATGGAACTCGACTTTCACCACTTTTATACTCTTGCCCCTCTATTACGAGAATGGCTGAAGAAAAAGCAAAAAGAGAGGCCAGAACACTATACAGATGAGTATGTTGTAATCTGGCGAGACGAGTTTATAGAAGATAAATGGGCAGAGCTGTACGAACACACAGTTACACTTTGTCATAAACATCATTTAGAGCTGCACAGACTGTACGGCAGAAACCCAGCTTTAGTAACAGCTAACAAACAAGTGCGCTGGGTAGAGATTCAAAGAGATAAGCATGGCATGGTATGACAGAATAATTGGAAGAGCTCCGGTTGCAGACGAAGAGAAACTGAATCCAGCTCAGCCGTACTTTGACCATAAGACAGAACCCTCTCGTGAAAAAGTTGTAAATTACGAGCGCGCCTATGAAGACCTCGAAATTGTTAATCGAGGCGTAAACTTAATTGTAGACGATGCTTCAGAGATTCCTACTAATGTAGGCCCACAAATTCAGGGAATGGGTAGTGTAGTAAAAGGTATTAAGCGTTCACGCGTTGACTTATTGCTTAACCAAGAACCTAACCCTTTTCAAGATATTAGCACATTCCGCCGTAACTTAATTACTGATTTTTTACTTGACGGAAACATTTTTATTTACTTCGATGGAGTACACCTGTATCATCTTCCAGCAAACAAGATGACAATTCACGCAAGTGAAAGTACTTATGTTGAAAAGTTCACATTTAATGAAAAGGTAAATTATAAACCTAACGAAATCATTCATATTAAGGATAACTCCTTTTACTCTATTTATCGAGGCGTTTCACGCCTAAAGCCTGCACTTCGTACTATGATTCTTACTCGTAGTATGCGGGACTTCCAAGATAACTTCTTTAAAAATGGCGCTGTTCCAGGTCTAGTACTAAAATCACCGAACACACTGTCCGAGAAGATTAAAGAGAGAATGATTCAATCATGGTCGGTTCGTTATAAGCCTGATGCAGGCGGTCGTCGTCCTCTTATTCTGGATGGTGGTATTGAAATTGACTCAATTTCAAATGTAAACTTTAAAGAATTAGACTTTCAGTCAGCAATTGCTGAAAATGAAAAAATTATTTTGAAAGCACTCGGAATACCCCCTATTATGTTGGATTCCGGTAACAATGCGAACATTCGTCCTAATATGCGTATGTACTATCTCGAGACGATTCTTCCCATTGTTCGTAAAATGAATTTTGCACTAGAAAGGTATTTTGGATTTGCTCTATCAGAAGATATTACAGATATCCCTGCACTGCAGCCAGAACTAAGAGACCAGGCTCAATATTACTCGGCACTAGTAAATACTGGTATTATCTCTCCAAATGAAGCACGAAATGCTCTTGGATTTGACCCAGTAAATGGATACGATGACTTACGAGTTCCGGCAAATATTGCTGGTAGTGCAGCAAACCCCGACCTAGGGGGAAGACCTACAGAAGGAGATAATTCAGATGGCTAGAGCCAGAGCACGAATAGCAGTATTGCAGGACATAGCAATGCATATGCTAGAAAGAGGTCATGTTATGACTAGAAACGAGTGGGAGCGCGATAGTGATGCTCCTGTTCGTATCGGAATGATTTTTAATCTTTTTGGTAATTGGGCACGTATGGTTGGTATTCTTGAAAATGAAATGCCTGGTGCATGGGAGCAGATTAATGAGAAAGCAAAACCTGCCCCAGCTCCTGCACCTAAACCCAAGGCAGCACCAAAATCCGCCCCTAAGCCGAAAGCAGACCCGCTTGAAGCTTTGAGCAAAGCTGCAGACGCAGAGAAGAGTGAAGACTAATGGAAAAAATCTTTAATCTTACTTCTACCTTTAAGGCTTTGGATGAGGACGACTCTGGAGTCAGTATCTCTGGTTACGCAAGTACCAAAGATTTTGACCGCGCCGGAGATGCCATTCTTCCAGAGGCTTGGGCTAAAGGTGGATTAACTAATTTTGAAAAGAATCCTATCATTCTATTCAATCATGACTACAATAAGCCAATCGGCCGTGCCACAGGACTAAAAGTCACTGAAAACGGGCTTGAAATGAAGGCTAAAATTTCAAAATCTGCGCCAGATAGTGTGGCACAACTTGTTAAAGAAGGTATCCTTGGAGCTTTTTCTGTTGGTTTTCGAATCAAGGATGCTGATTACCTAGAGGAAACCGACGGACTAAAGATTAAGGATGCTGAGTTGTTTGAAGTATCAGTTGTATCGGTACCATGCAATCAAGCAGCAACTTTCTCTCTGGCGAAATCTTTTGACTCTATTGCTGAGTACGAAGATTTCAAAAAAACTTTCAAAAATAGTGTAGATCTAGCCGGTCAGTCTCTGGCTAAAGATGAAGATTCATTAGTAGCTAGTGACACACCGGATGGAACTGAAAAGTCAGTTCAAAAGGAGATAAAAATGTCGGAAGTAAATACTCCGGAAATCGACCTGGACGCTTTTGCTAAGAAGGTGGCAGAAGAGACTGCTGCTAAAATTGCAATCCGCCAGGCGGAAGAAAAAGCAGCCGCTGAAGCTAAAGCTAAAGCTGCTGAAGAAGAAGAAGTAGCCAAGGCTGCTAAGGAAGCTGAAGTTAAGAGTGCTATTCAGACAGGCATTGAGTCTGGTGCTGAACAGCTCTTGGCTGACGTACAGAAAGAACTTAACGAGAAAAATTCCAGCATGGAAGAAACTCTTGCTAAGTACAAGACCGAGCTTGAAGAAAAGTCTGAGGAAATCGCTAAAATGCGTGAGTCCAAGCGTGTATTCGCTGACCGTGCCGAAAAGTCCGACATTACTAAGTGGGGCCAGGATTTCCTGACTGCTCACATGCTGGGTGTTATGACTCGTAAAGGCTGGGATACTTCCTTCGCCCGCGACCTTCAGGAAAAAGCAGGTATCAACTACGCTGCTAACGCTGCCGATATCGATCAGGAAGTTTCTTCTATGATTGAGAAGGAAATCATGAATGAGCTGAAAGTAGCTCGTTTGTTCCGCGAAATTACTGTAAATGGTGGCGCTACTGTTCTGCCAATCCAGACTGATGCCGGTAAAGCTGCTTGGGCCGCTGACGCCACTTCAGGTAACCTGGAAAACCGTCCGCAGGTTACTGCTAACCAGTACAACGCCAAACAGGTTGTTCTGAATGCTTACCGTCTGGTATCAAGCACCTTCATGAACAATGATGTTGACGAGCAGGTTCTCATTAACTTGATGCCTATGCTGGTTGAGTCTGTTGCCCGCGCCCACGGCCGCGCTGTAGAAGACGTTATCATCAACGGTAACGGCACTATCTCTGGTCTGGACAACTATGCAACTGCATATGACCCAGGTACATTCTCCCTGGCCGCTAGCACTCGCTTGACTTCTGCCATGTTGTTGGGCGCTCGTGAAGCCATGGGTAAATACGGTCTGGCTCCTGCAGAGATGGCTTACATTGTTAGCCAGCAGAGCTACTTTGACCTGTTGAATGATGCCAACTTCCAGACTCTGGATGAAGTTGGTTCTGACCTGGCAGCACGCGTTGTTGGTACTGTCGGTGCGGTTTACGGTTCTCCCGTTATCGTTTCCGAAGAGTTCCCAACAGAAGCCGCTGGCGCTCCAGCAGCTTTCGCATGCTACACTCGTAACTATGTAGTACCTCGTCTGCGCGGTGTAACCGTTGAGCAGGACTACGAAGTTATGAATCAGCGTCGTGTAATCGTCGCCTCTCAGTCTTTGGGTTTTGAAGAAATCATGGCTGGTGACGGTGCAGGTAACGAGCCTGTAATCAAGATCGACCACGAAGCCTAATAGCTTAAGCTAGAAACTGGGGAGGTTCGCCTCCCCAAGTTTTTACTAATTTACTTATTGATATGGCAGACTTAGTTACTCTTATAGAATATAAAGAAGCGGAAGGCATCGCTAGTCCAAAAGAGGACCTGCGCCTTGCTACGCTAGTACCGTCCGTAAGTAAATTAGTAAAAACTTATTGTGGAAACAGTATTATTGATTATTATTCTACTAACAAAGTAGAAGAGTTCAATATCGACTGGAATACTCATATTATTCAATTGACAGAGAGTCCAGTAAATACAATAGTTTCCGTAGAAAAAAGAGACTCGTTTTCATCCAGCTACACAACCGTGCCAAGCACAGACTATTACCTTGATACTAAGACGGATAGTGTACTTTATGTTAGTGGGTCTACCTATAAAAACTGGCCACACGGAGCGGGGTCAGTGAAAATTACTTACACCGCAGGATACTCAGAAACTCCTGCAGACTTAAAACTCGCAGTATTTGATTTAATTACATACTATTTAAAAGATGAGCACAAAGAACGAAGAACTATTGCGGGTGCGAGTATTCAGAACCAAAGCTCTTCAAGTCAGCGCAATAATGTTGCTTTTCCTGACCATATTAAACGTGTGCTGGATTTATATAAAAACTTCTAATGAGTAAGGAAACATATCAAAAAATACTAAAGTTTGTGGAAACTCGAATGCAAGCAAGCTCTGAAGCATATCGCAAGCTTACATCTGACAAAAAAGTACATAACATTACAGTAAGTCAACAGAAGATTAAGACACAAGTTAAGCAAGAAATGCAAAAAAGGGGCGGGTATAAAGCAGGAAAGCTGCCTAAAAGTATTACAGATATTATCGATAGTGAAGTGCCTAAGATGTGTAAAGGCATGTATGACGCCTTTAAGACCTTTAATACAGAAGCAAAAAGAACTCAAGTAAAAGATCTTAAAGGAAATGCTCAACGATTCACTTTCACAATAGAATCAAAGCCCAATGCAGAAGTTAATGTATTTAATCAATTTCGAAAAATAAAACAAATACATCAAAGGCCTCTTTTAAGAAAGCTAAAGGCTCAAATTACAAAGCTTAATAAAGCTGGAAGAGTAAAAGATATTGAACAGATAAATTCAAGTTTTCTTGATATTGGGCATCAAGAAGGCTCCGCAGTTTCAACTCAACGCCAAAAAGAAGTTGAAAAAGCATTATTTGACTGGTCTACAAATAATAATAATCCTGTTGTACAAAAGTTTATAAAACAGTTAAGAGATGAAACTTCTTTTAAGATTACAAAGAAAGCTGGCGAGCCAATTGATGTAATCGAAGTAGAATTGGAAAGTAAATTCTTAAATAGGCGAAGAGGCGGAAAAGTAGAAAAAGAAGCCTCGTTAGCTCTTACTACAGATTTAAAAAAAGTAGTAGAACAGTTAAATGCTTTTGATTGGGCAAACCAGAAAGGCTCAACT